TTTATATAAACTGGGTCCCGAACAGAGACAACTTTTTTTTGGTGGAAATAATGATAATACTGTTCAAAATTTCATTAACCTATATTTTCCTTTCGATGGCAAAAGACCGACAATTTGCGAGTATGGGACAAACTGTATAAACAATCAACAGTTTCAGGCGGAGGTGCGGCGGGTATTACCGGATACAAACATAAGCATATCGCCAAAAATTGCAAATTTACAAAAAAATCGTGCTGCAAGATGTCAATGTGCTATATCAAATAAATTATTTAACACTCTGTTGGCGAGACGGTTGGTGGAACGGCTGTCGAAATCTCATTACCCACATTTATACAGACCGATGTATAAACTCGAAGATAATCAAGAACCTGAAAGTGACGGATCACAATACGTCCCGAATGAAGATGATGGTGAAGATGTAGATATGCATAACCGAAATACAGATTATTCTAGTGCAAGTGGCAGGTATTCTGACGAGCGAGAATTAGAAGCTGAAGATCAAGACGAACTAGATAATGAAGATATGAATCAGCCACGACACGAGACAAAAGGGGGAGGCAAAAGAAAAAAGAAAAAAACAAGAAAACGAAAAAAGAAAAAAAAGAAAAAACAAAAAAAATCACGCAAAAAAAGGAAAAAAACGCGTAAAAAAAGAAAGAAAAAATTTTAAGAGTGTGTAATTTTAATTTAAGCAATTATTCGTTTAAATTGAAATATAAAATCTTTATTTTTTATAGTATAAAAATGAACATACTAAACATACCCAATCTTCCTAGGTTAAAAAAGGACAGGGAAAAAGGCAAATCGTATCTCAAAAATGGTAAAGTAAGAATATGGGGTGGAAAAGAATTATACTGCGAACACGGAAAAAGACCTTCTCAATGTAGGAAATGTGGTGGGGCTTCCTTGTGTATTCACAAGGTGCAAAAACATTTTTGTAGACTATGTAATGGAAGTTATATGTGTATTCACGGAAAAGAAACAAGAAGGTGTAAGGACTGTGGAGGAAGAGATTTATGTGAACACGGTATTCCAAAATCACGTTGTAAGGACTGTGAAGGTGGTTCTATTTGCGAGCATAAAAAAATGAAGAGAACGTGTCCTATCTGTAATCCTCTGGGTCATTTCATATCTGTTTTAAGAGGTAGAGTTTCTAGTGCATTAAAGAATCAAAAAGCAGCTACAAATGAGAAAAGGATAGAATATATGTGTTGTTCTGTAAAAGAAGCTTATAACCATATAGAACATTTGTTTACGGATGGAATGAACTGGCAAAATATGGGGACCAAACCAGATGGTAGTTGTGGATGGGATATAGATCATAGAAAACCTTGTGCCAGTTTTGATTTTTCGAATGAAGAAGAAAAATATATGTGTTTCCACTACTCCAATTTACAACCTATGTGGCATAAAGAAAATCTTAGAAAATCTGCCAAATACGACCGAGATACATTTGAATATGAATGGAAAGGACGAGAAATAGGATGGAAAAAGAAAGTGTAGAATTTTAATTAAGGTTTTCTCAGAAAAAAATACAATTTGATAAAAAAATTTTGTAAAAGTTAAAGTATTTGGTGCATTATTTTCATAGATCTTCTACAATCATTTTTTTTGTATAATAGTTTGTCGGATATTTCCCAGGTGTAATAATAAACCAATTTTGTCGATTTGTTGCAGCCGCAGGACCTTCTACCCAGTGTGAAACATATCCTTCAATATAATCTCCATCATCACATACAACAGTAATATCTTCTTTCAGTGTTCGCTCTGTTTGGTTACCCTGTGTAGAATCTTCATTCTCTGTAGAATCTTCATTCTCTGTAGAATCTTCATAATAATCACTATTTTCGTCAAGTATTCCATTATTATCGTGCATCCAACAGAAACGAGCGCCGTGTGATTGCATCATTATAATATTTTCTGTCTCTATGTTAACAGAATATTTGTTGCCTTTTTGAGTGATCCATACACCCATTTTGCTTTAGTTACTAAAAGTATACTGTAGTTTTTATATACTTAATCTATCTATTTTATATCTTCAATTTTATAAAATAAATTGCAAAACATATTTAAAAAGTATCCCCGATTATTGGTTATAATGTCTAGTGATCACACAGTCAGAGCTGTTTTTACCTTTAAAGATAGTGAGAGCAAGAGTGCTTTCATTACTTTTTGCAACGGAGAGCGCGGTTTGGGTGTAACCCGTGCCTGGGAGGGATGTAAATCCATTGAGTGCTACGAGTCGGAGGATAATCCACTTGAGATTACCATTTGGCAGAAGTGGGCCAGTAAAGAGAATCATGAGAGCTATGTAGGAATGAGAAAAGAAAAAGGAGATTTTGATATGTTGGGTGGCTGGGTTTCAGCACCTCCTGACATTAAGTCCCTTCATCCTGTTGATTTCGTTAGTGATGAAGATAAGGTTGAGGCAGTTATCAGAGATATGTGCCATAAGGATTATGAGGTGGGAATGAAGCATACACACAAGGACTGTGTTTTTATTCGTCCTACAGGAAATCCTCTCAATATGGAGGGTTGGAAACAGATGATGACAAGCGATGATGTAAGTGTGGAGTCTAATGATCTTGTAACAATCAACAAGATGCAAGTCGTTGGTGATATGGCTTATGTTTGTTACACAACACACGGCAAATTTAACTACAAGGGAACAGCTAATGATGATATTGCTGTTCTTACTAGTGTTTTACAGAGAGTTGACGGAAGTTGGAAGGTTGTTCACGGTCAGAGATCAACCGGTAGGAAGCCAGAGGAGGGAGTGCCTCAGTTTGCATAAATGCGGTAAATTATAAATTTTTACTTATCTTTTTTATCTAAAATGAGTGATTTAGATAATGAAGTGATAACTTTTTTAAATAAATGTAGTTTACCTTTCAATGATTTTGAACATTTAGAAGGAATGTTGATATTTAGAGATAGGCTTTTAGATAAACAGGTATATGAAAAAATCAAGCCAGAAATAAAAGAGTTGAAAAAGATTTTCTGTTCATCAAAACTTACTTGTTTACAAGAAACAGCACAAGTTCAGCAGAAATGGCCTTTATTAAATTTAGTTAGACAAGTTTTGAAAGCGTGTAGTTACAAAATGGAACCAATAAGAAAAAGTGATGGCTATACAAAAGACGGAAAAAAGAAATACAAGCGATATTTTGTAATTAAAAAATTAAAAGAGATTGATGAAAAACCTACTATAGATTTATCAGCTAATATAGTAGATCTATCAAAAAATTCAGTTATCAAATAAAATATAATTATATTTATATATGGCACAAAAAGAAAGCACTTCAGCCTTTAAAAAGAATATAGTTGAAAAAATAGATGATATTAATATGATACTAGATAAACATAATATTTTTATTAATATTGGAGAGAAACCAAATACTATTATGTTAACTATTATAAGAGAACAAAGTGAAAGTGGAAATAATGATTTTGAAGGTGATTTGGTTTTTAATATAAACAACATTCAATTTGCAAATAGTTTTCCTTTTAATAGCAAACCTTTTTTACACTACGCTACTGTGTTGAGAGACGGGAAACGTATAAAAAAACACGACGAGCCGTGGGTAGGAAAAAAAACAAATGGGCAAGAAATTGATCATACAATGCATATTGATGATATCCAACATTTTTTTTATGGCAGAGATCCTACGGGTCGGAATGCAATAGAACTAGTGAATCATATGGGAAATGCAACAAGAATGTTGGCGGACGGATTTATCAGAATGGTAAGAGAACTAGAATCTAGTAATATTCTTGATGAAATGGCGCGAAAAGCTGGTGTTGATATTGCCACTAATCCTTATCAGGTATTAACTAATCATCTAAAAAGAAAAACAAGATCAGTAATAGCAGGAAAATCAAATAATAATCGAATTCGTAATATGCAAGAAAGAAAGCGAAACCAAAATTCAGGTGGGGTAAAAATTGCTGAAACCACTAAGCTAGTTCCTCGTGAAGGTCAAATAATTCCCTCTGAATACGCATCAGCAGTCCTAGGAAGAGAGCGGTTTCGAAGCTATATCGGGCAGTTCATTAAAGGCGGAAAAAAAAGACGAAGAAAAAAGAAATCTCGTAGAAAAAGAAAATCAAAAAAGTATAACAAAAGAAAAACCTTAAAAGGTAAGAAAAAGAGACGCTCGCGAAAAAGATAAATCAAATGGACTTAAACCCATTTATAAATTTTATTATAAATGGATTCCTTAGATTTTTATAGAAGTTTTCACACAAACCCAATAAATAAAGCTATACACGCGGTATGTATACCGTTAATTGTATTAACAACTTTTATGATTTTTGTTTTTTCCTTAAAACCAATTGATATAAAGGTTACAATGATAAAACCATTTAGTCACGAGTTAAAATTTAAATTTAAGGCCGAGCATTTAATGGCCATTTACATAATGTTCTATTGGAAATATTTTGGTTATTATATAGCTTTAGTAATGACAGGATATTTTGCAAATATCTATACATTTGCAGTTGTATGGCAGGCTTTAGATAAAAATTGGTATATGAATAGTTTTTATATATTTGTTCTAGCGTGGACAATGCAATTTATAGGTCACGCCATCGAAGGTAATCGTCCTGCGCTTATGACATCTTTAACACAAACAATATTTGAAGCACCATTATATTCTCTTGAGTATTTTCCATATATAAATTTATTTGACTGACACTGTTTGACAATTCAAACATTTTCTACAAACAGATACATAGTTATCAACGCCTATAACTTTTTGCGCTGTTTCATTTGATAGTCTTTTTGTAAAAATTCCATAATCTTTACAATAATGACATATAGCTCTAAGTTTTGTTACTTTATCACAAATAGGAATAAGATCAAGAATATGACCAAACTTGTTTTGTTGAAAATCTCCATCTAACCCCGAAACATACACCTTTTTATTTTTACCTAGGAGTATTTTGACGGCACTAACTAGATCTTCAAAAAACTGACCTTCATTAATGAGAAATACATCATATAAATCTAAAACATCATTACGGAGAATAGGAACAATTTTCTTACATTGATAACAAGGGATATTTTTGCCATCGTGAGTCACCATTTCTGTTTCTGAATATCTTGTATCTTCTATATAGTTAATTGGATAACATTTTTTACCCCTATTTGTATGAATATGATATTTTTCAAGTAACCAGGTTGTTTTTCCTGAAAACATTGATCCAACGGCTATACTTAACGATCCCATTCTTAGTTGACTATTTACTTCCATCTTTTATTTATAATCAATTTATCTGTTTAGGTAAATATATATTAAATATAAGATTCTAAATACTAATATTATGGAAACTAGTCCGTGGGTTGAAAAATACAGACCTAATAAATTTGAAGATATTGTATTAACACCAATCAACAAGAAAATTTTGGAAAATATTATTGAATTCAATTACTTTCCTAACTTACTTTTTTATGGACCACCAGGAACAGGTAAAACAACAACTATAATTAACCTTATCGATAAATATCAAGAAACATATAATCAAAAAAATAAAGGTTTAATTATTCATTTGAATGCGTCTGACGACAGGGGTATAGATATAATTAGAAATCAGATCTATCAGTTTGTAAATACCAAAACCTTATTTGGCAATGGTATGAAGTTTATCATTTTGGATGAGGTTGATTATATGACAAAAAATGCGCAACAGGCATTACATTATTTAATACAAAAATATAATACACAGATAAGATTTTGTTTGATATGCAATTATATAAGCAGGATAGATTCTGCTTTACAGAATGAATTTATAAGGTTAAGATTTTGCCAGCTACCACAAGAAGATATATTTATGTTTTTGAAAAATATATCAGAAAAGGAAAATCTCTCTGTGAGCGATAGTCAACTTCAGAATATAAGATCAATATTTAAATCGGATATAAGAAGTATGATTAATTTTTTGCAATCTAATCATACTCAGATAGATGGAAATAGTTTAAAAATAATATCAGCAGAATTTTGGGAAAAACTCTTAAAAAAGTTCAAGGAAAGTGACGACAATGTTAAAATATTTATTCAAGATAGTTGTGTTTTGTTTAATATAAATATAGTAACTTTTCTTAAAAAATTTTTACTATTTATAATAAGGCAAAAAACTGATAAAATTACAAGTAAATTTTTAAAACTAACAAAAAATATTATGCATAATATTGAAACAAATGAAATGTATTTACTTAATTATTTTGTTTTAGAGTTTTTAGACTTGCAAAATGAATTATAATAAGCCTTCATTCTTAATTCGAGTTTGTTTATAAACATATTTGGAGAGGGACCAGCAGGATAAAAATTATTTCTTTTTAGGCAATATTCTGACTGAATATCATCTAAAATATTAGAAGCGTTTCGTGTCTTTTTGCGAACTACATTGATGGAAGGAGA